TATCTTTCTTTTTTCTCATGTACCAATATAGAGGAACCTATTGCAAATGCACCTGCACCAATTAAAAAAATAATTCCAATTATAAAATTTATAATTTCCATTATTATTCTCCTTCAAACTCTATTAATGTTTCTACATTAAATCCTGCTTCTTTTATTATAGCACTTCCACCTAAATCGGGCAAGTCTATTGCGGCCAGAATTAAAATATTTTCTCTAGGTATATTCCAACATTGGCAAATTAAACTTGCTATTGCTGTGGCTGTACCACCTGTTGCAATCAAGTCATCTATAATAACAATTTTATCATTAGGCTTTAAATTTGAATTTTGCTGTATGTGTAGCGATGTTTCTCCGTATTCTAACTTATAACTTCTTTGATATGTAGGGTTAGGTAATTTACCAGGCTTTCTTGCAAGTATTAAAGGTAACTCCATATCTCTAGCAATTGGAGAACTAAAAATAAACCCTCTGCTTTCTATTGCTACAATTTTTGTTGCTTTAAACATCATACAACTAGCAGTCATGTCTATAAGTGCTTTATTAAGAGCTTCTGGGCTTTCTAATAGGCTTGTAATATCCCTGAACTGTATTCCTTCTATAGGAAAATCAGGAACTGTTCTAATACTTTCTTTTATGTCCATAAATTTATTCTTTCCCATAACATGTCACTTTTACCAAAATGACCATAATTAGTTGTTTTAGTTAAATCTAAATTAAATAGGTCAAACTTATCAATTATACCTTTAGGAGTTAAGTCTACTTTATCTATAATACTTTCTGATAAGTCGTCTCTAACTTCTCCATCAGCATAAACATATACACTAGTAGGCTCTTTTATACCTATAGCATAACTTAATTGTACAGTACAGTTATCTGCTTGTCCACAACCTACAACATTATTTGCCAAGTATCTGGCCATATAGGCGGCACTCCTGTCTACCTTAGTGCAATCTTTTCCACTAAAGGCACCTCCACCATGTGGAGCATATCCCCCATAAGTGTCTACAACAATTTTTCTTCCTGTTAGTCCTGTGTCTCCATCAGGACCACCAATTACAAATCTGCCTGTAGGATTTATATGCCATACCGTTTTAAGTACATGAATTTGATCTTTTACTACAGGCAAAATGATATCTATTACACGTTCTCTAACCTCTTCTATATCTAAGTCTTCACTATGCTGAGTGCTACATACAATAGATTTAATGTACATTGGCTTGCCAATACTGTCATAAAAATAGGTTACCTGAGCTTTACTATCTGGACCTAGCCATGTTGCACCATTTGTTCTGGCATTGTCTAATGCCTTTAATATTTCATGACTGTAATAAATTGCACTAGGCATATTATTAGGAGTTTCATTACATGCATATCCAAACATGATACCTTGATCTCCTGCTCCGAAATCGTCTGTGCCTAGTGCAATATCTGGACTTTGTCCATGTAGTTCATTGTAAACTTTTAACTTTTCCCAATGGAACCCGGTTTGCTCATAGCCAATATCTCTTATTATAGCCCGTATAAGTTTTTCAATATATATTTTATCAAACTTATCGCTTTTATATTCTCCAGCAAGTGTAACCATATTTGTAGTAACTAAAGTTTCTACAGCCGCTCTATGTGATATATTTTTATCTATAAGATATGTTGCTACAGCATCTGATATTTGGTCTGCTATCTTATCTGGGTGCCCTTTACTAACACTCTCACTTGTAAATTCGTACATTTTTTGTTTTCCTATTTAAATTTGTTTTCCATTATGTCTTCCCAAGTAGAATATTCAATACGATCAAACGATCCTTCAGGGAAAGCAGGAGGTACCCATTGCACCGTCCTTTCTCTTTTATATATTTTTTGCAACCATACTCTCCTTCCAGAAAGTAGTGTTACTGGTTTCCATGCAAACCACTCTTTCCAATCTGTATATTGTGCATCAGTTGGTTGTGGCTTCAAATGTGGATACCTCGTATAAGCAGGATGGCTAAAACTTGTATTTAGACTTTTTCCTTTTAAAATACTTTTTAATGATATCTTGTTGTTTCCATCGTCTAAAATTATTTTCTCCATTCTCTCCACCCCAACTTGTATTAAGTTTCAAATCATGTGGAGTCCTTTTTATAAGTTTCTTCTCCCAATCCAATGCTTCTTCCATTGTTGGGAAACTATTAATAACTCTGCAATCACAATCATATTCTGCATTACGCATTTTTTTATATAACTTGTTCTTGCCTTTTTGGCTACTTGTCATATGCTCTGCCATTCTCATTTTAAAAGGCTTTGCTGTATAACCGTAATAAACCATTCCGTCATTGAATTTTATTTCATAGACTTTATAGTTCGCCATCCTTTCTCATCTGTTCTCGAATCTTAGTTGCACTAATTTGTTGTGTTTCCTCATCGAGAACTTCCTCTTCAATCTTATAACCTACGCCTCTGCCGTAAGTAATATTCATAATATTTGGAACACTATATACTCTAAACTTACCGGCAAAGTCAGCCAATGCAAGTTCAACTAGTTCACAAACATCATCTACCTGCCACGGATTGTCATCACTTAATGGCATATCTCTGACCATTACTGCAACTTGTCCATGTTTTGCTAGTGCTCTTTCAAATAACTTTTGATGTCCTTCGTGCCAGGGTTGAAATCTTCCTAGCATTTGTGTAACAGGAAGTTTAGGTTGGAATTCATGGTCTTTGATATCTACTGCTATAAGCCTAGCAAAGTGCTCTACCGCTTCTTCTGTCCACCATTCGTCTGCTTTTATTTCAACATCAATGGGACCTTGTGGTTTTTCAAACAATTTGTTAGTATCTTCAAACCTGCCTTCTTCTATGGTATTCATCCAAATAACATACTCAGGCATAAATTTTTCTCTAAGTTCATTGGTTGGACACACAAAGTCTGCAATGCCATAATTACCTTTAGCAACACTCTTACGAACGTAATCCTGCATACGTTTCATTTGCCTTTCTCTGCCTTCTATAGAAAAGTCCCAATCATTAAATTTTTTACGAATATCGTCTGCATTATACCAGTCAGCATTTCCTAAAATACTAACTAGTTTTTCTGCAAGAGTAGATTTACCTGAACCTGGTAGTCCACAAATTAAAATTCGTTTCATCTATTTTCCCTTTCCCATTCTGCATTATCTTCAAACTCTGCAAGATATTCATCAATGTTTTCATTAATGTTTTCCTGACTATCATGCCACTTAGTATTTAACCAGCCTACTTGAGCGTCATAACTTTTACCGGTTGTGTCATTGTAATCATATTCGCAATCTAATTCCACTTTATCGTAAAATACTGCATCAACAAATTCACCTAAATTTGTTTCAACAACACCCATTCCAAGTTTAAACTCATCAAAATCTTCGCCGTCTGTTTCCACAAACCAAGCACCAAAAGAACCTTTTTCGCAACTATGAAAACATAAGACAGGAACATATTTGTTACCGTCTTCATCTTCTTCGTTTATTACTTCTGGTTCGTCATCAGTACTAAAGTATCCGCCTTCTCTGCCATATACATGGATTGCTTCTCCTTCGTAGACTTCTTTTTCATAATCATAATCTTCTGAGCCATCTGCTGGAACTTCATATACTGTAAATCCGCCATCTGCATAGGCACTATTAATGTGTTCAAATTCATCATTTTCCCACATGTAAAAATCTTCACCTGGACATGCAGGGTGTGGTGGGCCTTCTGGATCTAATAATGTATCATTATCTTCGTCCTCTTTTGGTTCCCAATCTTCTGCTTCTAATACTGCATCAATAAGTTCACTAGTATCATCTAGTTCTGCATAATAACTTACAAATGATGGATTTACTTCTCCTAAAACAAGTTCTCCACCGTATCTGCCGCCTTCTATTCTAAATCTTCTTTTTGACATTTTTACCAACCTCCGTCAATTGTTTCCATTACTTCATTCATATGACCTAACATTTGTGTGATAGGTTCATCATAGTCACCAATTTCATAGTCAACGTCATCTTGTTCTTTGAACATTGCTTTTATTTGATCACCATACTGAACAACCATTTCAAGTTGTTCTCTCATTTCATCTGATATTGCCATTATGCCTCCTTGCTCGGATCCCACATAACTAAATTTTTCTTTTTTAGTCTGTTTGTTATAATAGTATATCTATTCTGCTCTTCTTTCCATTCTTTTAACCATTTATGCCCATCACGTTCTGCATCAACAAAGATTGCATTAGTGAATGCTAATGGTAGCAAAATAGAAATATGTATTACAATACTGATAACAGTATTATAATTAAAAAACCCTAAGTAGTTTGCGGCTAAGAAGCCAAAGAACACACTCCATATAGTAAATAATACCAACATAAAGTATGTCTGCAGACTCGGGTCTTTGATTACTCTTAATGGATTGTATCTCACATCCATTACACGTCTCCAGCCATTTACAAGTCCCATTACAGTTCTTCTAAATAGACTAGGTTTGTTAATACTTGGTTCTATCATTTTATTCTCCTATTCTATGTGATTTCTCACAAACTCTTTTATTACATGTAAGCCTACTGACGCCCATGTAATTACAATTAAACTCCAAAACAAAACTTCTATCATACAAGATCTGCTATTTGGATATTTTTAACTTTATTTGCATCTTTTACAAAATATGCACACTTTGGATTAGGTCCATCTTCTAATGGAACTGCTAACATATGACCATTTTTTAATTTAGGGAAATACCATTTTACATCCTGGTACACATTTGTAATACCTATTTCTTGGCTCTGTGGTATCCTGGTTGTTAATGGATTCATTACTAACACTCTAAATCCTCTATTGTTTAAACTTGCTAATGGCAATACTTCTATACCATCTAGATCTTCATCACAAAGTAGTACACTCCAATCCATTGGCATTTGTACATTATACTCGCCAATTTGTAAACATATTGCAGGAGCATGGAAACTCTCTAAAAATATCAATGGAAGAAAATAAAAGTCTACATACTCTGGATCTCCTCCGTCAAGTACACAATACCTAATATCATCTATTTCATCAGGTACGCAATCTATATCGTATGTATTATTTTCTACTGTAAGTATTTTCATATTTTTTCCTTTTTATTTGTATGCAACTTTTGTAACTTGGAATCTAAATCCTTGTTCTTTATAAAATTGTTTTCTTTTTGTAAGATGCCTTTTACTATATTTTAAGTTACTAGTTACATCTAATACATTAAGATAGTCTTTGTCAGAGGCTTTTCTTATGCCTCTGCCAATACTTTGTATTACTCTTACAAAACTTTTTCCTGGCTCTAACATTACCAGATTAAATATTCTGGGTATGTTTATGCCTACAGCCGCAACACCATATGTTGCTACTATAACTTTATTATCCATTTCAGATACGTCATCATAATTATCTTGTCTATCTTGTTGTTTCATTGAACCTGAAACAAATACCCAATCTGGATTTAATTCTTCTAAACGTTCTCCTGTTGCTATTCTGTCTATTAATACTAACGTATTTCCATTTATAGCAACACTTTTTATTATTTCTGATATTTCTTTTAACCTTTTTTCATCAGTTACTAGCCATTTTAGCTCTTGTGCATAATTACTAAACTGAATCATACCGTCTTGCAGTTGTAGTACATTAATATCTAAATCAGCAAGTACACCCTTATCCTGTAGATCTTTACTGCTCATTTTTCCTATCACAGGTCCTAAACTACAAGTACAACCTACTGCTTCATGTTCATCTTTAGGAATAGTTCCTGTAAGTCCCCATCTAATAGGTACATGAGCAAACACACCACTCAATAAGTTTCTTAATACATCTGCTTTGGCTTTGTGAACCTCGTCTACCATAATACAGGCAACATCTTCTAAAAACTCATCTATAGGGAAATCTGCTTCATAATTTTTACTTTTCTTTTCCAATACACTTAAACTTTGCCATGTACATATTGTATGTGTCTTATCATATTCTTTTCTGTCTCCGTAAAGTACACCAACATCCATGCCTAAATTTTTATAGTCCTTTTCTGTTTGTACAACCAAATCTTTGTTAGGAACAATTACTATTGTTCTACCATATGGTTCACATTTATGACTTAACACGGCAGTTATAAGTGTTTTACCTGCACCTGTGGCAATCTCTTGTAAACATTGTGGGTTATCTAAAAACTTGTTTATAATATCAACCTGATAGTCTCTAAGTATTACAGGCTGTCCTTCTGCTGGATGTTTTTTAGGCCACTTTACATGTTCATAACTTTGTTGATTTACATGTTGGAAACTAAATTCCCAAGGCTTACGATTATCTTGTACTTCTATTTCATAACCTTCAGCAGTAATAATAGGAACAAGTTTATCTAATAAATGGAAATATGTTCTGCCACCAATGTCACAATACCTTACACAGCCGTCCCATCTGCCTAACTTATAAGCAGGCATATGATAAGCATGTGGTAAAAAATATTTACAGGCATCAGAAATCTTTCGCCTTGCTTTTACATCAAGTCCTTTGAAACGAACATTAACCTCGTCTCTAATTTCTAAAACACATTTTGCCATACTGTATTATACTACCAAGTGTACCCTAATGTCAAGTAATATTCTGTACCTTGTGTATTATAAAAAGGAACAACTTCTACTACTTCGTCTGTTATGTTTTCTGCTTTAAAGGAAATTGTTAAACCATTTGTAAACTGTTTTGTCACATACAAGTTTAACTTATTCAAGTCTTCTAAATACTCCTGTCCTTCTTCTAATACATCATAAGGTCCAGGTGCTCTATCTAAATTAAATGCATACTTTATTCTAAAGTTTACATTAAAAAAGTCTTCGCTGTATTGTAATACACCAGCAAATTTAGGTACTCTGGTTTGATCTGTATCTGTATATTTTAACATTACAAAAAGAGGACCAAAGTTATTTGCATATCTCATACCTGCTGTGGTGTATTCTCCTGTGTTAGCATAGGTAGGCATAGTATAAACTGGATTATTATCTTCTACTAATGTGTAAACACAACCTAATGGCATACCATCTGATGCTGTATAATTAGGATCTAATACACAACCACCATATGTGCCGTCTTTATTTACAGATAAATCAGCATTAAGTTCCAATGTTGCTGTAATAACATCTGTATAATATCCTGGAACATATTCTATTGCTTCTTCAAAATCATACATGAATACACTTAATACACCATATCCTAATTCAACACCTACACCTTTTTCAGGCTCTAGTTCCTCATTGCCTTGTACAACTCCATCACCAAACTTTTCATATAAGTTTGCTTTTCTAAAACTGTTACCAATGTTAAAAAAGAAGTCTCCTTTTTCTATACCCAGTCTAAGAGCATTCTGATCATCATTACCTAGTCTAATACCAAAGTTATAATTTAGTATAAAGTTAGCATTGGCTTGAAAATATATACCTCCATTTTCATCTGAATGTTTTTCATCTAATTGTGTTAGGGTATATACACCGTTTCCTTGTACAACTTCATATGCATTATCAAGATCAGGTTCTATTGTACCATTCCATAAAGGTAATAATGTACCATCATTATAACTTAAATTGTCATCTGTATAGGAGCCTGGTCTTGTATCACTTACTAAAACTGTTTCAGTACCTTCCACATTTTGCCAACTGCTTGTATTATAATACTGTTTTTCTACATCTATACCAAATGCAACATTCAAACTATTACTAAGTTCTACTTGATTACCAATTCTAAAATAATCTCTATAACTTTCATTTGTATATGTAGGTTCTAATTCAGTAAAGTATTCTGCTGTATTATAGTTTCTGCCTATTGTGATATAATCATTCCTAATAGCAACATTATATCTTTGACCGTCTTGTAAGCAGTCGTTACTTTGCCCAAAGTCATAATCATAACAATTATCATAGTCGTATTCGTACTCAGTAAACTTACCTACAATACTAAAGTCTCCTGCATCTATATTAAACCTTGCTGTTTTGTTTTCGTAATTGTCTTCTTCGTCATTGTCATTACGAACACTACCCATACTATCTTTAACCATACTAAACTCTAACTGATCAACAGGAGCAATTCTAAAATAGTTTACTTCATCCTCTGCTCTAAGTGTTAGTCCACGTTCTATAGTGTCTTGTATTAGTACTGTTCCAGCCATACTACCTGAGCCGTATAAAACTCCATTAGCACCAGATATAACCTTAACTGTTTGGCCACTAGCAAAGTCATGTCCAAAGTCATACCAACTTGCACCTGGGTCGTTTGCTGGAATACCATTTACATAAACTGATGTATGTGATGTTTGAGCACCTCTTTCATTATACCCAATAAACCCGCCATAGCCACCTGCATTCCAGGTAAAGACTGGCATTATAGCACTCATTAAACTACTGCTAGTAATTGGGTCTGCTTTAATTGTTTTTTCTTGTTGTGCTGTCACAACAATTTCTTCTATTTCATCTGCAAATGCCCATGCAGTAAGAAGCGGTAAACATATTATAAATGTAATCTTTAATATGTGTTTATGAAAAAAATCTTCAAAATTCATTATATCTCCATGACGTAAAAGTCGCAATTTAATTTATAAGTTTAATTATACATTGGTATTAGAATTTGTCAAGAGGTTTATATAAGAAACCCCCAAATAAATTTGGGGGCTAATCGTGTTCAAAGTGGGAGGGTTTTGAACACTAGGGGGAACCCTTAAAAATATTTATTAAGGGCTCTAAACTTTACGAGTAGATATCGAACCTAGTCATACATGTTGACCTTGCTAACCCCTTCCAGTTATCAAAGTTCATTTTTGCCAAGTCGGCTATCTTGAGTACCATTCTTAATGATATCTCTCTGAGCCTCTGAGCGTTCTCATGCATAAAGTCAACAATTTCTTTTTCGAACTCCTTGCTAAAGCCATACTCTTTAAGCATACCATCTCTAATGATTTGGTTAATTCTAATAAACTTATCGTCTATTGAATCCATTCCTAAATCAATGTAGTGACATCTTGACATAAGAGCGGCTAAGTGATCTTGTATCTTTTTACTTCTAACATTTTCAAAGTTCACATTAGTAATAAAGATAACTCCACCTTTAAAATCAAATCTATCAGGTATTCCTTCTCTTCTTAGTGCTGAAGATTCTGCTTTCCAACTAATAGTTCTTTTCTTACCTGAGTCTAAAACCGCTTTAAGCATATTAAGACAAACTTCGTCAAATAGCACACTATCACAGTCATCAAATACAAGTATATCACCTTCTGCACTATTATTAAATAGTGTTTGATATAAACCAATTGGTGTCATTGAACCTTTTACAATTTCAGTTTTTACTTTACCACCAATTTTTGCCATTGCATCATACTCTTCAAGTATAGTTTCAACACCAAAACTTTTACCTACTCCTGGAGGGCCTGATACAATTAGTCCTCTAACAACACCGTTAGCAACTGCATCAGTCATCTCATCAAGGATTCTAAATCTTTCAGCAATTCTGTCCATTGCTTGTTTGGTAGTTTCCTTTTTCTTTTTAGGCTTCATGTTTTCAGGTATAAAACTGTTATACTCTTGCTCAGTTGCTGGAACAACTTCACTTGGAGAATCAACTAATACTCTGATTTTTGTGAACTCGGCTCCCATTAAAGCAGTTGCATCAACTGTTACAAATGCTCCACGTTTACCAAATGTTACCCCTTTGAGTAAAGGGAATACTGCGTTTGTTACTGGCTTACTTCTGTGTATGCCATTTTTAATCTTAACAAAGTCTCTATTTTTCATATTTGCCTCCCACGGCTTTATTTAAATATAAGTATATTATAACAAATTTTTTATATTTGTCAACTAGTAAATAATAAATTTGTAAGATAAATTAACAATAAAATCGAAAGTATTGTAGATAAACAACCACTAGGACTATCAAATGTATCTCTAAAGATATACCCAAAACCTAGTAAAATTAAAATTGTTAAAATTATTCCCATATATACCTAACTAATATATATAGTATAGCAAATTTTAACTAAATGTCAAGTGTTTAAATAGTAATATCGAGCAGAACTGCTTGATTATGTTTAAGTATTGGCATCATATCCCAATACATGTCGTGTAAGTCTTCTTGTGATCTGGAACCTAAGTCTATTAGTATATCCATTATTGCATCTAGTTTACGTTCTCCGTTTAAATGATCATAATGTTCGTCCCAATAGTCACTAAATGTTTTAAATCCAATACTGTGTAAATGTTCTAATGTTCCTGATGCTCCGTATATAATTTGTGGATGTAAGTTAAGCATAGGCCTTGTAATTTTTTCTGTTAGAAACATCTCTTTATGAAAACTTCTAAAATAGTCATTTACTTTGTCGTCCCAATGATAATCACATAAATCATGACTCTCTGAACTTTCTGTAGTTACAGTAAAGTAACAATCTTCATAAAGATATCTAAAATCTCCCACCTTATTCCAATCTAATCCATTTACCTGAGGATAACTTTCAAATATCTTATCGTATATTTGTTCCCAATTCCCAGACAAATCAAATTGTATTGGTAATTGAGATTTAAATTCTGGTGTCAGTATGCTGGCCCATTTATCATGTTTAAGTATAGGATCTTCAGGACTTGGATTTAATAGTTCTGGATAAGCATGGAAACTTGTATAAGTATTTTCCGTATTTATCAAACCATTTTTTTGCATTGCTAACATAAACATTAATCTATGTGGCAACATATTTGCATTTAGGCAATTATATTTTTTACTTCTTAGGTGTGTAGGTGCTTCTTTAGTGTATATTAATTTATCATGATACCCACTATTTTTTCTATACAAGTAGAGTCCAAAGCATTCACTCACTACATTTATTTTGTCTGGTGTGTCTGAGTATAGCCTATGCCAATTATCGTAACTGTCTTGTAATTTTTCGTTTGAGCCTTTGTATGTTATATTGCTTAAATTTACATTATACTTTTTACCGAAATCATGTATTGCTTTATAAAAGTGACTGCCGTCAACAAGCCACATTGTACCTTCACAAGTATAACTAAAAACAATTTTTACAGGCTCATCAGGATTTGACTGCCTAAAACTTTGGAAGTTTTGTGTTAGTGTTTCTGTAAAATTTTCCCAACTATGCCAAGTTCTTTCTTGACATTGTATTAGGTCGTATTCAAATGTTTTAATCATTAATCAATTACTATATCTTCCATACCTGCAGTTCTGAGTCTTGTAATGTGTCCAATTTGCCATTGTTTTGTATCAAGACCTTTCATTATACCCAAGTATTTATTTCTTAAAAGACTGAATTGATTAACTAAGTGAGATAAATCTATAACACTTTGTTCACCGTCAACAAATTTATCTGCGTCTCGGCTACTTAAAGTTCTATTATAGTTTTCTAGGTATTTACGAAATATTTTAGAACGTTCTTTGCGAAGTTCTATATTTAAATGTTCGAGTATTGCTTCAATCTCTTGTAGTTGATTGAAGCGAAACTCTGTCAGACCGGGAAGGGAGGAGGAGGCTTTCTCCAAACTCCCTTTTATTCTGACTTCCCATCTTGCATCTTCTAGTTCTTTCTCATAGTATGCAATAGCATCTACAATATTACCTAGATCGTCAACAATTTTATTATAATGGGTTGCCATTAATATTCCCACTCCTCATCGTCCTCATCTTCAAGGCCGATATCAAAATGACTAACCAACGCCGCCTTCATAACTGTATCGAATTCATTTAAATGATCCTCTGCATCTGAGATGCTTACATGATCTTCAAATGTTCTTACAAGTTCTTCTGCTACGTGAAGCCTTTCCTTTGCCGGAATAAACGACTTAACGGTATCCCAGGCATCTAATAGTAGTGCTGTTTCAGGACTCATCTGTATAATCCTCCATATCTGGTTCTAATACATCAGGGTCTATATCCTCAACTTCATCTTGTACTTTAGGATTTTGTCCCCATTCATCTATAATTAGTTGAAGTTTATCATTAGTCCAGCCTTTTCTGAACTCTTTTATTTCCTCACCAGTTACTGGTGATACATAAGAAAGTTTATTCCCGACTTTTTCCACAATGCCTTTGGATTCTAACATCTCTAACATACCACTATATGGATCCATTCCGCTTTCATATGGTATCTTGATCTGCACACCTTCAAAAGGTTTGCTGTATCTTGACTTCATAACTTTACAAGCGGCTCTAATACCTTGTACTGTAGATACTTTGTTTCCGTCAGCATCTTCTTTTAGTTTAAGTTTTTTAATTGCTACAACAATACTTGATGCATATATAAAACCTTGTCCGCCTGATATTTTATCATCAGGGTCAAACATATCTTGTGATGCATAAGTATGATTTGTTGCCACTAAGGCAATAGGGAAAGGGGCGATTTGGTTTACCGTATTTCTAACCAAGGAGGCTAATGCCTTTGGTTTACGGCCCATATCGCCTTTCATATCACCTTTGTTAAATTGATCAACGTCTGTAGGAGTTAAAAGCATACCTAAACTGTCTACTACAAAAACAAGTTTTGGCATTTCATCATATTCCAGATCACCATAATTTGCTTTGTAGTCTTTCATAAATTCAGATATTGCTTTGGCAACGTCATCAATCATTGAAACACTTACTCTCAGTAATTTTTCTGGAGAAGTGTCTACATCTAATGCCTGTAACCATTGTTCATCCAATGCGTTTTCAGAGTCAAATAATACTACTTGACATCCTTTATCTTGTGCATTTTTAACAATGTTTCCAGAACATATAAACGATTTACCAGAACCTGATTCACCTGCAAACACACTAACTTTACCTAGTGGGATACCTCCATTGAAGTCCCCACTAATTAGGTAGTCTAATGTTTTGTTACCAGTGCTGATCCAATCCCTAGGGTCATGGAATCCTGCACTAATACCAGATATGCTTTTTGTCAATCCAGTTCTGAACTTTGTTAAGTCAAAAGGTTTTTGCATGATATCTCCTTATGATTGTCTGTTACGAATCATATTAAGAATGTCATCTGCTGACTTCTTGCCTGTGTCCTCTGCTGGAGCAGTTGCTACTGTTTCAGCCACTGGTGCTGGAGCAGGAGTTTCTACTGCTGGTGCAGTTGTTTCTGCTACTGCTGGTGTAGGTGCTGTTACAGGAGCCACACTCTCTGTTGCAGTTGGCTGTACAGTTTGAGCTGGTGCCACAGTTGATTGTGTCTGTGTTCCAACATCAAGTCCGTAGGGTTTGTAAAAGTTACCCCATTTTGCTGGATCATACAGTTCTCCATTTACACTTGCCTCAAACATTTCCGCAATCGCCTGTACACCTTCTGGTGTTGGTTTTGCAGGAAGGAAGTCGTTTAAGTTATACAAACCATGTGTATCAATTGCCGCCAATTGTTCTTCAGTTAGAGCAGTTTCCTTTCTTGCCCATTTAGAAGTACTGTAGTCTGCATACTGTCCTTTTGTAGTTTTTGCTAATCTAAAATCAGTACCTGCTACATAGTCTGTTGGAAGGTTTTCCATATCAGGATCCATGAGTGCTGATTTGATTATATTAAATATTTGCGGTCCAATTACAAAACGTCTGATTGGATTTTCAGGTGCTTCTTCATTTAATGGATTTTCATTAACAAATCCCTGGAAGATGTAACTTCTTTTTTTCCAATACTTACGTCCCATATCCTCTAATGAAGGATCTTTAAACCAAGGTCTTACCTCAGTTAATACTGGACATGTTTCACCAGCAAACATTTCCATACAAGGAACTTGTACTGTTGTTGGCTTTTGTTCGCCTCCAACAATTCCTGGGAATGTTAGTCTGATCATTTGTCGTTCTACCCAAAAGAACGTGTTATTTGGATCTGAGTCAGGTAAGAACCTTAACACGGTGCTTGTGCCTTCATCGATGTTCCAAAACGGGTATATTGCTTTATCGCCTTGAGCGGGGGAACTACTGCCTGGTTTAGATTCCATTGATTGTAGTTTTGCTCTGATTTCTTGTAAAGATGCCATAATGTTTTCTCCTTTTATGTGCCATGTTTCGCCGTACCTTCTGTGTTTAGGGTACAACTGTTTTTTTATTATAATGCCTTGATGTAAAAAAGTCAAGTACTTTCTTACAACTATTGGAAATTAAATTACTTTATTTTTCCAACAAATTTATTTATCTATAAACCAGTATTCTAGTCTACAAAACGGTCTAAAAATGCTTCATATGACTCTTCCATACTCATTGGAGCACTTTGTACATTGTGCTGACCTGCACTTAGTAAACAACTTTTAATTGCACCATACTCGAATTGGCTAAGTTGCTCACCAGCATTAAGTTTACCACTTATGCTATGTAAATAATTACCTAAAGTTTCATCTTTGGCAGAATATCCTAGTTTACTAACCTGATGTCCAAGTTGTTGATTAAGAGATTCAAAGTTTAAAAGATCATCTTCTTTAAGTAATTCTGATATATTGCTGAAACTTTCTGATTCGATTGCTGTAATAATTTTACTTTCAAAACTATTTCTTCTACTAGCACTTGCTTTTAAACTATCCATTACATTTGCAACTTTATCGTCAAAATGTGTTTCAGTAAATTTGCTTTCTAAGTCTAAGTCGTCTTGTAGTAATTCTACATTGTTATATGCCTTAACACTTTCCACAGCATTAGCATATGATTTAACACCACTCAGTCTTTTAAAATTTGTTTTAATTGTATTAATGTTTTCCATTGCCATAGTAACAAACTCTTCATTTGTTTCATTTACTAATTTTGCTTTTCTAACATAGTTTACAAATTCTTTTAATTTTTTAAACTCTCTTGACATTTCTGTAATTGCTTCACCTATCTCGTCAAAAGTTTCTCCGCCATTATGCAAATGTCTTGCCATTGCTCTTGCGGCTGACAGATTATTTTCTGCCATTTTAAATTTCTCTTCTCCACGTTGTATTAAAATACTATGGATGTTTCTGCTTCTAGCACCACGAACTTCTTCGTTTACTTCTTTGTTATGCCTAACAATAATTTTAACATTATCTGCTAGTGGTTGATAACTGGACTTTCTGCTACCAGTCATTTTACCTAAACTTGCTTCGTTAATATTGTCCATTATAGAAGAATCATTAGTGCTTCCGGGTTGAACTTGGTCTAATACTAACTTTCCGGTACCGCCTTCTACCGACATACCCATTTGTGCTAATTTATCTAAATATGTTTTTAACACTTCCTGATAATGTATTCCATTTTTATCTGCTAAATTTTGTGCTGTATAGCCACCTGTACCTTGAGTACCTCTATACTGAATTATTCCGTCTATGAACAATTTAAAAGCATCATTAGAGTCCATTCCTGTTTTTATTGAGTTCCATGTAAAGTCTCCAAAGTCTTTCATAGCCCATGGAATATTTGTTGCTTCTTCAGTAATACCTTCTGGTGTAGGTTGGCCTATCGGATCAGGTGTTATTTTAAGTGCCAGTTTTGCTTGAGCAACTGCGGATTTAGGATTTTCTTTATTAAGTTTATAAAACTTATATGCCCTTTTCATTATTTGTTGTGCTAAAGGGTTTTCCTTTTTCAAATCTTTGTCATTTGGTAATTGTTTTCCTACTTCAAGATAAAACATCTTCTCATCTTCTGCATCTAAAGATGTAAAATCTAGTTTTCGACCTGTATCTTGGCCAAATTTAAGATTTGCTCCAGGTGGGTTTTGCAATCTTGGATTTTCTTCCAAACCTGATAACCTTTTTAATTCCTTTATATCTTCTGACATTGTATTTTCCTCTTGACTTTTTTTAGCAACATCTATCTTTTCACCTTTTGGTTTTATTTGTTTATCAAATACAGAATAATCAAAATCTAATAAGTAATCTTGAGCTAATTCTTTTAACATAGGTCTTAATTTTTCTATAAGTTCGCCTGGTTCGCCAGTTTTAAGACTTAAATATTTTTCTGTAGGGTCTAACCTAACTAAAACATTAGGAGTCTTTACAGCAAAACGTGTTGCCTCCATTGGATCTATAACTAGATCGCCTTCTTTATTGTAACTGCTTACATCGAAACCAAATCCTTTTAACAAATTAAAGGTTCTTTCTGCTATTAACTTAATGTTCATACGTCTATTTATCTAATTTACACTCTTACCGATAAATTGTTTAATACTTTTCTGACATTTTTTACTGTATTTTCTATATTAAAAACAATCCAATAACTAGGTCTGTTCCCAGCATTAAACAAATAATGCTCTTTTGTAGTGTCTACATAATATACAAATCCAGTATCCCAATGAGTAATTTTTTGGTCGATTACAAAATTAAAAAATGGAGGATTACAAAATTCTAATGGAACTATTAATCTAAAACTGTCAATAAAAGGTTCTTTATGGTCTCTATGTGGAGTAAAGAACCCTCCAGCATTTAATTTTAATATATGAGTTCTAAATACACCATCGAATTGATCTAAAATATCTTTTAATTCTGGATACTCTGCAACCGGAGTTCTTATAGAAAAATCCATTTCATTATAATTTGTCTCAAATTGTGCATTGTATTCACGTAAACTGTCTAAATCAGGAATACCACTTAAACCACCATCTAAACTAGTAATGCTTAGTCCGTATCTGTTAATTTGCTTCCTAGGATTATATTGCACCCACTCAAATTGGTTGTTTACCCAGTCTAAAAAATTGTCAGGATCAATGTAAAACTCTGTTTTAAGTTGTTGGCCATATAAAGCCATATTTTGATATGCAACATTATTTTCAATTAAATCCCTATGTGTTTTCCTTTTTTCCATTATAGAAGTCCTATAGGCATAGGGTAATCCATATCATCCATTCCGTCTGGATCATTTGGATTTACACTTAAACTACTATTAACTGCATTGTAAACATCGTCCTCAAAGCCACTAATATATTCTACCATTCTGATTGCTATAACCAGTGCCATAACTAAGTCATCTGTAGCACCTGGTTTTGCTTTAAAACTATTTCCTGAGCTTACAAAACTCTTTAACTCGCTAACTAATGCTTTACTATTTAAAGTAATTTTATTACTTTCTATTAACCGTTTTAACTGTAAACAGGCTTCCATCTTATTTTTATGTGTTGTATGGTATCCCTTTCTGCCTTTTTTTCCTTGTATGCGTTTTGGTTCATGTAAAAAATCTCCTGGAAAACTTTCTTCTCCAGTATCTCTAATAACTACTAATGCCGCCTCACCAATTGCATTGTTTTCAACAGTCCAATATATTTCTGATAATGACATGGTTTGTTCTTTTATGTAATGCATAATCTCCATCATTACCTTTATTTGTTTCTCTACAGGAGATTTATTATGTTGCCATTCTGCTACCTGTATCATTGAAGGTACTTCTATAACCTGTATTGCAGAATAATCGCCTCCAGTACCAGAACTAGGGTCTAACGTAACAAGGTAAATATTTTCTGGGCTAGGCTGTTTATACCATCTAACCTGTCCCATTCTATTTTTAGGTTCTACACCTGTCATTTCTACAAGTTTTAAAGGATCTATTAATGTTTCATCATATATAATAAATTCACATTCATGTTCTCGTCTAAATCGTTCTTCTCCAATTCTGCCTCTTTCTTCTGTTGCCCATGTGGCATCTCTATCAGGATGTTGATCCCATGTTGCTAACATTGGCTTAAAGCCGTTTACACCTAGGTCTTGTTCGTTTCCATGTTCATCAAATAAATTATTTGCTTGATTCCAAATCATAGCAAAAGTATCCTCGTCACTATTAGGTGTGCTTGTGATAATACATTTACCACCTGTTGCTAGTGTAGGTGACAATGCAGTCCAAAATTCACTTGCTATTCTGGGAGGTACAAATGCAAACTCGTCCAAGTATACTAACGTAAGCGACATACCCCTACCAGTATTTTCGGTTGTGGTACTTGCTACAATTCTACTACCGTTATCAAAACTTATACTACCTTTATTGTATTCTGTAACGCCTGCTCTGATATGATCTGGCACACTTTCGTAAGCATACCTAATACGTTGCATAATTTCCTGAGCACCTGCTTGTTTGTGAGCCGCAACTAATATTGTGCTGTCTGGTCTAAACATAGCATACCATAACAGATATCCTGCCGCTACAGTAGTTTTACCCATCTGTCTGCCCAGCATGTTTATACTGTATCTGTAATTATTATAATTATGAATAAGATCTAACTGATAACTAAATGGATCAAAATCCATTCCACCCTTTGTTGGATGTTGTATTTTCACATGATTTGTCATAAAATACAGAGGACCTGTATCTGTATTTGCACAGTTCTTAAAATCTTCTATGGTATCTGGTGTATATGCTACTTTGCTGTAGCCCTGTTTAACCAGACTGGTATCTGCTGTTCCTCTTGCCATACTACTATTTATGTAGGATAGGTATTAGGTAATGCTTTTTTTAAGTTTATCTTTGATATAATTTACTAATACTTCTTTATCTGTAGAGTATGAAGGGTCTTCATCTGATCCACAAGGAGTATCTTGTTCTGGTTCTACAGCAACAACATCTACCTTAGGCTCATCGTCTTTAGGTTCATCGTCTTTAGGGTCATCGCTATGCATGTCTTTAGGTAAAGTTAATCCTGCAAGTTTAAGTACATCTGCTAAGTCCTGCATTGTATCGCCTGCCGCTTCAATACTTACTGAACCTTTATCAGTATTTTTATGTTGCTTAAATTCTACTGAACCTTCAACTTGATCGTCTGATTTAATTTCTACAGGAGCAACCACTTGGTCTTCACCGTATGCATCGCTCATTGCTTCTATCATAGCAGAAAGTCTTTTTAATTCTTCTCTAGGTTCTTCATATTGCTTACTTGCGGCCAACTTCATCTCTTCTCCTTCAGGTTCTTTTCCTGTATCTAAATTTTTCATTTGTTTAGATTTTTTATCTGCTTTTATTCTATCAATCACGTCTTGTTTTTGCTGTGCAGTAACAATATTTGTATTATTTGCTTTTGCATAATCTGAAATTTCTTTATCTGTAGGTTCTTGTTCTACTTCTGTTTCTTGTGGCACCTGCGATTGTTGTCGTGCAAGGGCCTCTGCTTCATCTTTTGCATGTTTTTCAGGAGCCATTGACTTATGTAAATTATCTATAACCTTGTAACCTGCTACACCACCATCTGCTAAAATATCTGTTAAATGAGATAATAATTTCTTAATAGCCGCACTAAAAGTTTTATTTACACCTTTATTGTTTTCAATATTTCTTAAAGCCATTTTTGCTTTCTGAGCTAATGTTGGGTCACCATCCATCATTAATCTGATTAAATTGTCATCTATTTCACCTGCATTAGTGTACTCATTTAAGTCTTGTTCTTCAACAGACTCATTTGAATCTGGTATAAAGCCAGAAAGTGATCTTTTTTGTTTTAACTTAGCATGTACTCTATCTGAGTTTTTAGCATTTAAGAATTCATTTTGTTTTTGTAAAAGAATTCCTGGTTGGCCCAGTTTTTCTAATGAGAATTTAGGATATGTTTGAATCATCCATTGCAAGAACTCTGAGTGATTAAACTCATTTTGCCTTTTAGCCGATGCTTTTGCACTAGCCTTTGCCAAGTTTGTTTGGTTTGGAACTATAGCAGGCTTATTTTGAGTTTCTGGATTATCATATGCCATTGGACTTGCTTCATCCATACTTTCTAACATATCTCTTAAATTCATTATACTATACCCTTCAAGGATTGACTATGGTTAGCAACTTGCTTCTGGCTCTCTGTTCCTCTACCCATATTAGGCATACCGTGTATTTGAGCACCAAGTTCTTCTAAGTCTTTACCCATTAATTGATCTTTGGTTGGATAATTACTAAAGTATGAAGCACCTTTCTCTGCTTTAATTTCTTCTAAAGCCTTTAAAAATGCTTTATTATATTCTTCACCAAAGTGTGATTTAGCAAAATCTACTTCTTCATTTTGCTTTTCGTAATGTGCTTGATCTTCATTATTAAGTAATGCATCTTCTTCACTAACTTGTCTGTCAGTATCTGCTTTCGCTTTCTCTTCTGCCATTTCTGACTCTATTCTTCTAGGGTCTTTGACATTATATGCTAACACTCTTTCATGATCTAAACCTAAATTAACAGCACACCATACTTCAAGTATTCTTTCGTTGACTGGGTATTTAAGTATAACATCAGTACTACATACTTCTGATGTACACTGAGTGCCTTTTACTCTGTAAAACTCAATTGGGTTTTCTTCAATTGGTGTTCTTTTAAAAGGTGTTGCACTAACTAAATTGTATTTTGCTAGACATTTTTCCAGCATATCCATATGTTCAGAACCACAGTCTGCGGCAAATTTAATTCTGTAGCCGTGTTCCTTGTTTAATGACTCTGCTATATAATTTTTAAGTTCCATAATTAATAACTCCGTTATAACACTTATTTATCACTTTTTAAATTTTTTTGCTAAATAAAATTATGACTACATATACAAACACAGATAAAGAGAGAACAATTTTAGTAAGAGAGCCACAACATCCTACTGAGGGTGAATATACATTAGATAATTTTGGTAATTTGGTAGTCTTTAAAGAAGGTAAATGGGTAGATATGACAAAATTAACTGTCTCCACCTCCGCCTTTTATGATTTTGAGTAAATCATTTCTATCAAAAACTGTTGCCTGAACTGACTCCTCGTTTGCACCTTTATCACTAAACTTATCTATTCTTGCTTTCTTAAGCATTAAATCTATTTGTTGTAACTTTGCTTTTGTTTTGGCGTCACTGGCGTCTAAGGCTATTTTAAGCATGTTACTTGCTTCTGCAAATACTTTACCAGCCGCCATGTCACTGACATTCATACCCAAACTCATTAGTTGTTCATAACTGTTTATAGCCTTTTTGGCTATATCATTCATTTCAACTTCGTGATCTTCTAAGCCTCTGATTTCTTTAAAGGCCGCATTAATTTTTTCGCTAACAGTCAAAGCATCTTGAGTTTCTTCTATGACATCTTTTGTTTCCTCTACTGTAGGTACAACATCGGTAACCTCTTCAATAGGGGGTAGATTAAATTCTTCTTCTAATTTCTTAGTCATATTACTATTTATAACTTGCGTTTTTTAGCGGTACGTTTTTTAGCCTTACGAGGCTTGTTATTTCTAAAAATTTGATCTTCGTTGATGACTTTAAAACGTATGCCTTTGCGTTTGCACCATTCTTGTGCGGCTGTCCACTTAGCGGCATTAAGGTGTGTTTGTATTTTTTGTCCTTGGCTTCTGGCATTTTCCAAAGTAGTTTGATTACTAGGCTTTATTTCTACTAATTCTACATGTTGTACGCCGTCTTTATCCGTATACTGCACCATAAAATCCGGGACATAATTATGATATTTTCCGTCTATAGGACTTCTATAAGGTATTTTTACATTTTCACTTGCCCATTTAGTAATATTTGGATGACTGTCGCACATACGCATAAAGGCAAGTTCCCAACTACTTCTATAGGTAGGTGCTTTTCCACCCACAAATTTAGACGTATTTTGGATATCGTATTTACCTGATGCGAATTTATTGGCCATATTACTATTTATGGCTGTATGAGGTCTGAAAGTTTACTGCGTGAATTTAAAGTTGGTGTTTTTAAGTCAATTTTATTACCAGCAGGCCTGTATGCATTTATGGCCGCATAAGCATCAACCGATAATTTTAAAGAATTTTTATTCATTTCAAAGTATTCTGTAGGATGTAGTCCTTGAACTTCTGCTACTTTAATAAGTACTCGTGCCATTGCTGTAGCATTTGCTTTTTTAAACCCTATTGAAAATAATTTTGTTTCAATTACAGAAAGTGTTTCAGGGTCTATTGGAGAATCTTTAGGTGCGGCAATTTCAGATAATATCTGAGAACTTGCTTCAGGTAAGGGAAATTTTATACTTGCATTATCAATATATGCTACTAGAGTATCTTGTACAATTTTGTATGATACATCGTTTCCAAATGTATTATATATTGATGTAGACATTACGCATAATCCTCAACATATTGTTTAATTGCTTTTACAGTTACTAATTCTTCTGCATCTTCATCTGGTATTTCAAAATTGTATTCTGTTTCAAATGCCATCACAAGCTCAACTATATGCAATGAATCTGCACCCAAGTCATCTACTAAGTGTGCATCATCTGTTACTTTACTAATATCTATATCTAAATGATCTGCTATAATTTTTTCAACTGTCATTTTATTTCCTATTATGAACCTTCAGGGTCAGGCCTTTCAGGAGCATTTTGTATGTTTTCATTAATTTTATTTGCTGTAACATCTAATGCATAATTTTTTAGAGCATCTCCTACATCATTTCCTGTGAGCTTAGACATAATTGCAGTTTTAAGAAATCCTAATCCTATTCCTTTGCTAGGGTCTGTATCAAAAGGATTATCAATAGCAGTATATGTACTTCCTGTTGCTGTTGTACCTTGTTTTACTTCTATTTGAGATTTAGGATCTTCTGTGCCACTTGTACTAGGCGTTGGTGTTTCTCCCGTACTACCTACAAATTGTTCCTGCGATGTCCTGCCTCTTGTACCAAATTGATTATCATGTTGACCTAGGAATTCCATATCTGTTCCCGGTTGCACAATACCTAAAGGTTTAACTAGTATTTCATCACTAGTGAAATCTAGACCATTAACTTTTTCAAATCTATCTAAATCAACAGATGTAAGATCAAAGTTTGCTATATCAAAAGTAGTAAAGTTTTCATAATCAAACTGCATAGTAAATTCTACAACTTCATTACTAGTATAATCTATATCACCAAAACTAAATTGATTTATAAGTGGTGCTGTCATACTATATTGTACACCTTTACCGCCATGATACATTATAATATCTATTCTTTCAAAGAAATTTTTATTTCTTTGTAAATTTAATCCTGCTTCACCACTTTTAAATTTAGTTCCACCAAAATCACTTTTATAATTTTCGAACTCTGCAACCGTGTTTAATTTAATATCTCTGTTACCATCTTCGTTTCTATTTCTAGGATTCATATATAGATATGAAAAATATCTCATTAGTAACTGTAACCATTCATTATTAATTGTATCATATACAGTAATGTCAACTGGTGCAAATTCTACACCAGTTGTAACTATTTTTTTCTTATTGTATTGATTTTTAATTGCGTTTTTAAAACTAACTTGTGGTAAACTAGCTCTTCTTACTAAACTTGTAATATTAGTTTTGTAAGTATTATTTTCTAATCCAAGAAAGGAAGATAAATCTCTATTAAAAACAAAGTTCACATATCCTTCAAATTTGATACGTGGTGGATTGACGTCAGGTCTAAACCTGTAATTATTACGGAAGTCCCTGGCGTAGAATTTGCTTTTGGTGTTTTTACCTAAAAATTTCAGAAATTCCATACCAGAGATACCTCAAGTTTAAATTAAACTCCGACTGTTGTTCCGGTGTCTACTGTTTCAGGGAATGGGTTACCTGCTACTGTTCTGCCGTTAATATCGTTATCACCTTCGTAGTGAGTTGCGTTATCGTAACGTACCTGCATAGTTACTGTTACTTGGTCGTTTGTAGCATAGTCGCCATCACTGTAGTCGACGTTTGTTAAAAAACATCCTTCAAGGAACCAAACCTCTGTAGCACCAGCATTAACACCATCCAATACTTCAATTTGCATATCAAATTTGTAATCTGATCCTGCGGCTGGAGTAGTTTGTTGGAAATGGTTAACCTGTCTTTGGACTTGTGATCCAACTGACTTGGCTACTTGGTTAGTTATATCGTCCCTTACTGTTACAGTAATTTGTTCCCAAGCATGTTTACCTTGTAGGTAACTTCTTGAGTTATAACTATCA